CTGAGGTGTGGTCGGCTCGCTTGCAATGCGCTCGGGTTTGTCTTCTTGTTGCGTTGAAATCTGGTAGACTCCGATGCCGTATTTCGAAGCGAGCGAATTGATGTAGCTAGCTTCTCGCGCCTTAGCTTCGAGCGCCGCCCGCCAGTCAATTCCCCTAGCACCGTAAATCTCGTCGTAGGTGGTGATGCCAGCCTCAAGCTCGGCCAGTTGGGCCGCTGAGTTGCGTCCGACATCTACGTTTGGAGCCCGAGGCGCTTGAATCGCGACCTCGTACCAGTCGGGCGGCGGGTTGGCTAAGGTGGGATCGGTGCGGATCTCCGAGGACATGACATATTCCCAGATGCGGCGGGCTGCCGAGGCCATCACCTGATGCCGCGAGCGGAACCAGACTGAGGACATATCGAGGCTCCCTCGGTACACCGTGCCCTGCATCGACTCCGGAAAAACTAGGACGTACGGGATGCCGACTCCGGCACAGACTTTCTCAGTTAGGTTGCGCCAGTATTCCCGCATATTTACGCCAGGGCGCTCGGACAAAAATTGCTGAAAATCGTCGCCGTGCTTCATGACTTTTACCGAGGCGCCGAAGACGTTCTCATAGTAGCTTTGGGCCGCGTCGGAGTTGCTCGCGAGCCCGTTGCGTAAGCTGGATGCCTGTACCTCGCCGCTCGCCGTCTTGATCACCTGCGCTACCGAGGAGGCTAATTTGCACGCCTCCATCTCCAGCTTTTGGAGGTCGTCGAGATCGTGCAGATCGTTGATGACGCAAGCCACAAACGGGATGCCTCTAAGTTGTTGAGCCCGCTGCGGCTCAAAAATGTGAACTACGTTATCAGAAGAAATAGAGCGAATATCGGTGACTTGATTCTGCTGCTGTTCCTGCCCGATAAAGTAAGAAATAGCGCGACCGTTTTTCGGATCGAAACGAACACCGTCAAACACAGACGGGTCCGACTCCATGCCGTTAGGTGTTGCTACCTGCTGAGCCTCAATTAATTGCAGCCGAGGCCGACCAGACGCGCCTTGAGTCAGCAATATAAATGACTCCCCGTCGTAAAACCATGACCTTGCGGCCAGTCCCATTAGTGTCCCAAAAGATTGCCGAGATCCAATATCCGGAAAGCGACTCCATTTTTCCCAAGCTCGTTTCGCTGCTTGGTTCCACTCGGGGTCCGAGCTCGAAGGTTGTACTGAGAAATTAGAACCGACCGTGTAGTTTTCAAATAGGTCACCAAGCCTATTCATGACCGCATTATTTTGCTCAAAGAACCTGCTCTTTTTAACGATCTGCGTGCGCGTTGAAGAGCTACAATCAAACCGGATAGATGTGTAAGTAGTGTCTAGCCAGGAGCGCCGTATTGAATTGCCAGCGCCCTCGTATCGATTGATTGGAGCGCGTCGGAATCGGCTGATAATATTGGCAAGAATTCCCATTAGGTCATGCCCCTTCTAGTGTTGGCTTCCTGCCGCAATAGCGTGAAATCACCGCCGTAACTCGAGGTCGCAATCAATACGTTGGCCAGCATTTCGGCGTAAATCTGGGCGTCGGTCGGTGTGGGAATGCCTGACGCAATAAGGTTGGCCTTAGCGGTGTCGTAATCCGAGAGTAGTGACTCCCACATCTCCACCATATCAGTTGGATTTACGCCTGATTTATCGGGGTCGGAAAACTCTACAGAGACATCCGCCGAAGAGGTTTGGCGAATTATTTGCCCGCTAGCTACGAGAGCCACGGCTGTTGTGAGTTTAGCGACCAGCGCTGCCAATAGCGATAGTGGTGACGCGCCAGCATATGCCACGCGTAGGAACGCTCGCTTTAGTGATACAGTGTAAACCACTGCTTCGACTCGTACGAGAGGCCTTAATCCTTGTCAACTACTTTGCTAATTGTCGAATCGCTGAGATCTCCCCACAAAAGCACCATCGCCAACTGCATTATTTCGCAGTCGTGAAGATGGTCTGGCCATTTTCCATTTCGTTTTTGCCACTCGTATTTAATCTTGCCTGCTCGATTAGCAATAGGTTTCAACGTGTGAGAATCCAGATGTCGCCAGTAGGTTTCGTAATCCGCAGTATAGGCTCCCGTAATATCGAGATCGATCTGCGTAACGCCCGTGCTCCATTGATATTCCGTCTCTGATTTACGCAAACGAAATAGGAGATCTCTAAGATGATCAGAGTCGAATAACAAAATAGGCTGCACGACATCGGTGCGCATCGAGGCCGCCGTGGACAAGCCGAACGGGTGAATGGCTCCGTTTTTGGTCGTGAATCTAGCCCCGCCTTCTCGTCCCTTTAACGGTAACCAGCCAGCAATCATTGGCTTTCTTAGCCCGCCTTCTGGTGGATACCGAAGCCCGCACGGGTAAGTGATGGCCGAGTCGGCGGTCTGCGACCACTGCGCGCAAGCGTCGTACACCGACTGAGTCGAGAAGCCAGAATCAATACCCACATCCATGTCGTGCACCAGCAGCTGGACCTGCACGCGGCGTATCGCGGCGTAGTCATCTGCCCGACCGGCTGCTACTAATTTAGAGGAGCCGTTCAACCATTCGCGAACTACCCACCAGAAAAATGGTGCTACAGCCTGCACGTCCACCGTCATATATCGCCGCCCGCCCGCAAACTCTGAGTCGGTAATTATCTCTACCCGATCTGTTTTGGTTTCTTGGTTTTCCCACGGCTCGGCGAGTGTCCCGTTGATAAAACTCTGAAGGCCCATCATCGATGATTTAGCCTCTAAAAACTGCACAGCGAGATGGCCCCATGTGCATTTACGGTCGGGAGAATATAGGCTTGAGAGGTGATAGCTTCTGATACTCGGGAGCGATCCGATGTTTTCGGATATCCATTTTCCATTCCGCAAGGCCGCTACTTTATGTGCGTCGGTGATGTTCTTTTGGCACAACTGGCAAACGTATACGGCGCTGGATCTTACCTTCTGATAATCGACATTACCGTTCTCATTTTTACTCGTTTCCCACTTCACGTTTTTCCATTCGAGCTTGATCAGCTCTTTGCAATGCGGGCATGGGATGTAGTACTTCCGCTGGTCGCCTCTGAGATACCGTTGCCAGATGCGGCCTTCTGATACGGTGGGCGTGCTGGTGATAAAAAATTTACTGCTTGAGAATGCCTTCAAGCGCTGCTCCGCGAGATCCAGCGCGTCGGCCTCGGTGCTGGTAGCGTCAGCGAATTTATCTACCTCGTCGGCAATTAGTATTCGCACCGGCCTCGAGGCTAAATTGGCTGGTGAATTGCTACCGACAAAGTTAAGTGTGGAGCGTGTAAATTGCTGCTCGAGGTTAGTGATCTTGTCCTTGTCGACTGGCCAGTTTTGCGCCATCGCGTCACAGTCTTCAAGCATTGGTAGCCAACGTGATTTACTGAATGATCGCGCTAAATTTTCAGTGGGCATTAGCCACAAAGCCGGGCTCGGCTCATTATCAATTAGCCAAGCTAAGCCCGCCATTAACGTAGTGGTTTTAGAGGTCTGTGAGCCCCAGCAGAGCACTAATTCGGAACACGATGAGTCCTTCCAAGCCTCGAGAGGCTCACGCGTATAGGGCCGAATAGTGGTAGAGAATGGCCCAGGGTGCTCGGTCTGTCGCTGGGTGAGTTTGAGGTTTTCCTCGCACCATTGCGTTACCGACTGCCGCGGCGTCGGGCGATATAGTAGGCGGCGGAATTCCAATATATCGCGTTGTGAGTCTGTTATTTCCACGGGTTGGAATCGTGTAAAGTTTTGAGAAATACCTCCTGTACCCAGCGATCTAGCTCCTTCTCGCAATGCTCGGGATCGTGCGGTGATATGCGGCCAGACAATTGCCGAGGCATTGCCTTGGCTAATGATATCACAGCGCCGTCGTGCTCGGTCATGGCGCGTCGGACCCAGTCGCCGGAGACCAGTGTTTTTTCGCGCTCGTTGAGAGTGAGTACCTCGTTGCGGGCCGCTGTGAGGTTTCGGGCGGCCAGCGCGTGTACCGCTACTATGCGGGAGGCATCTAGTGTTTTGGAGCGAAGCGACTCTACCGCTAGCCCGAACGCAGCCCGTTCAATTTGGCGCTGACGCTCATAAGAACCTTGCACGGTGTCCGCAGCAATTAGACTTGGATCGACCGTTGTGGTGGACTCTGCTGGGCGAAATGGGCCGGAATCATTGGTGTTTCCTGCTTGTTTACTCCCGTGAACGACACTTAAACCTTTTGGCCCACGATGAAAACTACCACGAAATGCGTCGGCGGCTTCGGGCGAGGTGAGAGGCATTCCGACCTTTACGAGTTTGCAAATTAGCGCACGCGATACGCCCGCGTGTCTTGCGTATTCGGCCTGTGTCATTTGAGTATTTTGATACTGGTTTTCATATATTAAAAGATATGTTATTACTGGAGTTTTATCGTTAACGCTATATCGGTACGTTCACGG